TTAACAGGCCAAGTTAACTCCATTCCTACTGTAAGTAATAAAACAAATCCAAATACAAATATTCCACTCATCATAATCGATTCTTGCTATCAGGACTTGGAATCAATTGATATGCTAGTTTATCACGTAACGCATTGACACGATCCTCATTGTATTGTTTAAAGTTTCCTCGCTTCTCAACTTTCTTGTAGTAGTGTAATGCATTAAGAATGATTGCATAATCATCCATGTCCAATTCAAAATTCATTTGTGGAATGGTTGCCAATGTTTCCATCCGTATTTATGAACTAACTGCATACCTATAGTAGGTACTACAATTAGTGAGTAAGATAAGACCCCAACACCCAATGGGTTATTGAGGACCCTACCACAAAATCTTGCTACTTCTAAAATCATTGATTTTACCAGTCTCTATAGATCCAACCATAATCTTGAGGATACATTACATAATCATTTTTGGTAGAGGAAGGTCTAATTCCCATTGAGATAGCATCGAAGATTGTGCGGCATGTATCGACTGCATACTTTCCACCAGTAACCACAAGACCGTATCCATGGTCCAAACCAGAAATACCACCAACAACGCCAACATCAATATATTGCATACCCACTTTTGGTAAGTATTCTGACCATTTCCTACTAACGTTAGCATCGCAATTGCAATAATTAATAATAATATCTCCTTCACTACAAAACTGTAGTAACTCATCCATCACTCCACTAATTGATTCTTTAGGCATGGCAAGTTGAAAGATACCAGGATTACGTTGCACAACAGTGTCCCCTGATTTTTCACCATAGATCCAAGATTCTTTTACTGATCTTACAAGATATTTAATATTGGTATTGACACCAGTATAATATTTCTTGTCGTATGCGTCTGAAGCCTTTTCATAATTTCTACGATATCCATGGACTTCAATCTTATTTGAAATCAACCTACGGGAGATACTCTCTCCCAGTTGACCAAGACCAATCATTCCAACTTTCATAATGTTTAATTAATTTACGTGAATTACTCCAGTCATACCTGCGCCCTGATGAGGACCACAGAAGAAATTATAGTCTCCTGGATCAGCAAATACAACATCCTGTGTTTCTCCAGGAGCAAACAATAGTGCTTCTCTGGAAAGATCTGCACGACCTTCTACAATAATGTTATGTGGAGGTAGTGCTTCATTGATGAAGTGGACCGTATCGCCTGCCGAGATTGTAATCTCGTTAGGTTCAAATACTAGGTTGCCACCAGCACCCATTGATACATCCAAAGCGTATGCTGTCTTAGGTAGAAAGAATACCAACGCTGCGATCGCTGCTAAAATTGTAAACCGAATAAGACTTTTCATACTAGTTTATGCGTCTATGGTATCTATACTATCACATTTAGATGTTATGATCTGCTAACTCTTCAAGCATTTTCTTTCGAGTGTCTATAGCACCTTGCACATATCCTGATCTAGATTCCCAGGTTTGTCCACCTTCGATACCTTTTTTAGGATTGATACATTGCTCATTGCCGAACCTATTACACACCAAACCAGCAAGATCTAATTCACTACTGTCATAAGATGCAGCTGTGCCTCTAAAGATATGCTGCCCATTAATCCATGTAGCACCACACTTCTCACATTCTGATCTACTCATAGTCAGATCGGAGACTTCCTTATTACTTTCCATAGGTTTTAAAGTGATGTAAAAAACTTGTTTTGGGAAATCCCAATTCCTTTTCTAATTTTCTTCTAATGAAAAAAGTGCGGAACAGGATAATATGCCAGCGTATTTCTAAATCTACAAATGCAAATAACTGCATAGTAGATTCAACGCCTGCGTATGCAACCATACAGACTAAGATTGCAATTGTTAAGTAGAATGCCAACATAGTATCAAGGGGATACAAATGAAGTATAATACTATTTACCCAAATTGTCAGTTACAATGTATTACGATGTTAGCAATTCCAAGCTCTCAGTTTCTGCACTTCCATTTGCGACGGGCTTTCCGTAAACGACTGTCTGGATCTTTAGCAGCTTTCGGCCACATTTTCATTTGTCCTTTACTACGAGCACAGTAAGAGTCTTTTCGTTTACCACCTTCAGGTTGAGGAGGTTTGATGTCTTGGCCTTGAGCACGTAAGGATGCACGACCTTTGTCATTTAAACCACCTTCAGGGTTCTGACCTTCTTTTCTTGTCCAGGCTGCTCCTTCTGTTAGTTGCAAATATTCGCCAAAAGAATACATTATTCTCTAACCTCAGGATTTTTAGGGCAATTGGATTCATGCTTTTTGATCCACGCATCAGGTCTATGATGACCTTTAGGTGAAGTCAATCCGCAATACTTACAAGTTTTTACTACCATATCATCCTCCAACAAAGTTGCCAAATGACATCATAGATTCTTTCGCATCCTTTGCATCCTTTTTGGCATATCCCTTAGGTGCAGGATTATCTTTAGTGTGAAGTTTCATCAATTTCTTGTCACTATCAAGAGCCAACTCAATAGGTGACTTTTCCTGAAGATTTACTTCTTCTTTTTTAAGACCCAATCTACCCAACAAAGATTTTTTCTTAGGTTTGATGTTGGCACCCATCGCATTCAATCTGCTAGTAGCAGTGCCAGACTTTTGCTTTGATGCCTTCTGACGCTTGGAGTAATCCATATAGGACTCACCCTTCTTCAGTTTTTTGGGATCTTCTTTGGGTTTTGCTGCATCAGCACGATCTTCACGAGCACGAGCATTAGCACCAGGACCACCTAGTTTTTTATCCTTCTCAGGATCAGGATGCCAATAGTCACCACGCTCAGTAATTACTTCTTCTTTTGTCAAACGTGCTTTACGTTTTGCTGCTGCCTTGGCAAGGATTCTTGCACGAGCATCATCCTGATCCTTCTTGGGGATAGGAGTTACAGCACCAACTTTCTGATCAACATCACCAGGGGCATAACCCTCAGTCTTAGTTGCTTTCTTTCTGCGATTCATTTCCTTCGTCACTCTCTTCAACATGAATTGATTAGAGGGAAGACTCTGGTCAGCACCACTGACTTGCTTATGCAACGCTGCCAGTTTCTCATCAGACTGCTTACCCATCTTGGCATCTTCTTTGATGGCACCTTCACCATGCTTGGCACGGATATCTGCTTTCACTTTTTCAAGTGCAGACATACCATCATATTTTGGTTTTTTCTTACCAAATGTATTCGGTGTGTTACTAACTGGTTTGTTGTAACGTTGGTTGCCACCAACACCACCACGCTCCATGCGTCTGTCTTTGAGACCGTCCGATCCCTCTTCGTGCATTTGTGAAAAACTTTTCATTGGATCAACCTGATACTTGGACTTCGTTGATATACATGGTCATGCCATTAGTGCTATCACCCTTTGCCTGAATCTTGATGCTGTTAGCAACAGTAGCGGCACCTGCAAAAGCAGCACTGGCAGACTGGTCGGAAGTGACTGTAATAGTTGTGTTAGTAACAGCAGTTACTTCAACATGAGTTACGTTGTAAGCAGCAGTATCACCACCTGTGAGAGTAACGTAATCACCAACCACGAAAGGATGAGCGGGAGTGCCACCACCACCAACAGTCAGCACACAGGGACTAGCAGCAGTTGCATCAATAATGTTTGCTTTCTTAGGTTTGGCAAGTTTGAAGATTTCAGCACCATTGACGGGCATATGGACCACCAGGTCCGTCGTTATATCAGGAGCACCACCCCATGAAAAATGATTGCTATGACTATCAGTATTGATAAATCTGTAATATCCAGTTTTCACTGTATATGCAGCAGTTGTTTGAGCAGTATCACTATTATCAGTGAGACTACCCAAATCCTGCACGGGTACGGTTACATTTGATGCCATGGTGATTGATTACTCCTACGATTCTATTTATCTTGTTGTTGTTTTAAAAACTTGGCGAGATCTGCTGTGCTACCCACAAACATTGTGTTATTAGTAGTATTGACTTCCTTAGTTTTCTTGGGGTTTTCAATCTCAGAAACCTTCTTCTGAAGATCAATTAGTTTGTCAGCAACATCACCCACATGTTTGATCAGCTGACCAGCAACTTCAAATGCTCTTGGTTGATCTGACTCTTGTGCTAATTCTAAAATACCATCAACCGCCTCTTGACCTTTTTCGATCAGAGAATA